TAATCCCTATGCGGCCTTCGATTCCCGGCTGGAGGTTACAGGCTCTAGCAATATCGATCACTACGCGGGGTATCAGGATATTCCCACCGTAGATGTCGGCTATACGGGCACCCTTAATAACCTCATCAACTTTGTCGGTTATGCCAATGTCAACGGTGGCACTGTCAATACGCGCCTTGGTTTCGAAGTAAATGACTTCATCAAGTCGGGCACTGGCAGCGTGGGAACACAATACGGTTTGTACATCAACACCCTGACCAACGCTGGGGCTAACCATGGAATCTACGTTGCGACCAACGACTCTTTCTTTGGTGGTGGAGTAGTTGCGCCGCTCAAGGTAAACAATGGGGCAGCGGCGGGCCCGGCCATCGTAGGCCCGTGGGTCACGGTTGGATCATATAACGCGCTCTCGCTGAATGGTTCCCTCTCCAATGTGTTGGGCATCGTGGGCGGGACATCGGGAGACAACAATCTCTATATGTTCGTCCCCTCAGGAGGAAGTTTTGAGCTAGGAGCAGCGGCGAGATTTGACATTGATACCGCTACGCCCGTGGTGTGGCATGCGGATACCGGGATATCGCGTGACGCCGCAGGAGTTATAGATGTGGGAAATGGCACGTTAGGTGATAAGTCGGGGACGGTCAACGCTGCCCACGTTGTAGCCGGCAACGGATTCTCTGGCACAAAGACAGCTGGAAGCTGCGTCCTCACCATCGTAAGCGGAATCATCACTAATGTAACGGGCTGCTGATGAGAAAGTGCGTAGGCGGTAATGGCTCCGACGCAACGGCCGCAGTCCAAATCTACCTACTTGGCACGGTCAATCCGCTCATCCGCCACCTCTACCTCATCGGTGAGCCGGAAGATCCAAACGCAATACGCCTGACAGATCACGAAGGGCCGGTAATCTATGGCTCGTGGGGCACATTCAAACCGGCCGTTATCAGCCGCGGCGGAGTGACAACGAAGGTTGGGCTTGAGATTCAGAATCTCACCGTGACCTGGACTCCGGGCAATCTCACGGCGGGAGTCACGGTCGGCACAGCAAACGCTTTACAACTTGCAAGAACTCACTATTACGACAACTGGCCGATACGCATCTGGAAGTGCTTCATGCCCACGCCGGGAGATGCCAATACCTTGGGGGCTTGTGAGTGGTTCGGCGGACGCATCGGCAACTGCACGGTAGGCAGAAGCCAAATTGAATTTACAACGACGTCTTTCCTCGATGTCATTACGCAGAAGCTTCCCGCAAACGTCATCGAATCGACTTCGACCCTCGCTGGCTACACGGGCGCAACGATCCCAGCCGGGGACTCCTCAGTCCCAACCTTCTCTGTCTTCACCGGCTCAACCACGACCAAAATCTACGCTGACACCCTGACACCCACAGCAAACCGTATCTATGGAACCAACGTGTTCACTGCGGGCTACATGGTATTTCTCGCCGGTGCTGGCGCTACCCTTGCCGGGTACTGGTCTGCCATCGGCACCAACGAACAATACACGGACGGCCACGCCAACAACCACAACCAGTTCGACATCTATACGGCTCTGCCGTGGGCACCGACACCAGGCGTCGATACCTTCTACGTCTCGAAGGCCGCGCCGATCAATCAAGCAGATGGAGACTTTTTTGGCTTTCCTTTCGTTCCTCAGCCAACTTCAGCGGTCTGAGGCGGTAGAGATTGCAAGGTCATTTCTTGGCACGCCTTATGTCTTAGGTGGTCGGGTCAAAGGTGCCGGGGTTGACTGCGCGACACTCCTGGCTGCCTATCTGATCGAAATTGGCAAGTGCACGCCAGAAGACTTTGACGACGTGGGAATTTATTCGCATGACTGGTTTCAACACCAAAGCAGCGAACGCTACATGCTGCGGCTGATGCGGTCTGCTCCGCGAGTTTTAGAAGCTTCTTGTATCGGAACGGTGGACGCGAAGCCCGGCTCTCTTGCGCTATTCAAAGTCGTGGGCAGCCGGGTGTTCAATCACGGCGGAATTATCACAAAGTGGCCGTTCATGGTGCACGCTGCTGACCCGTGCGTTAAGGAAATCAATGCGGTGTCTCACTGGCTGACCGCCCGCCGCGAAGTATCAATATTTGACCCCTGGAGTGCTGAATGAGCATCGGTAAAGCACAAGCCGCGCAAGCACCCACGGCGATGGGGTCACTGCTGCAAGCATCGACTTACGGGGCAGCCATCCCAACGATCTACGGGATGACGCTATCTCCGCTGCTGGCTATTTGGGCGGCGAATCTACGGCAGGGCGGCTCCATCAAGAAGTTCAAGCAGCTCAAGAAGGGCATCACTGCTTACGTCGAAAACATCGATTTTCTGATCGGCCACAACCCGATCATCGGCGTGAATCAGATGTGGAACAACGGCGCCACCATTCCATTGGTCTATACGACCTATGTCCATACTGGCGCGAACGGCTCGGTAACCATACCGGCCTCTCCGCCTCCTAATGCTTCGAACACGTTCTATTCGGTTATTGGCATCACTATGGCCGCGCCATATACCGTCACATTCAACGACTATGGCGGCAATCCGGTAACGCTTAGCGGAACAACCCAGATCCCGATGTGGAACGAACTGGTCGCCGGACCTGATCCTACCCACAGCTCCTCTGTGCGGAACTATCCTTACTGCTATCGCTGGGAACCAAGCTATGGAGCAACGGTCTATTTCGACCATCCCAACTTCTTCACCAACGTCATCACGATCTACTACACCCAGACGAATGCAGCCACCAGCTATCAAGGGCCGCTCGCGCATAACCGCCTAGCCTTTGAGCCGCAGCTTGGTTCGGGCACAGAGTACTCGGATGCTGGACTTTCGGCGCAGCAGATCATCTACCCGATGTTCGCCGGCATTGAATCGTCGGACATTGATCTAGGTTCTTCTGGTGCCCTTCCCCAGCTTCAGGCAGAGGTGCAAGGCAAGTTCGGCCTCTATGCAACCGGCGATGCCGACTTTGCCGACATGATTGAGGATGTCTTCAAGTCTGGGGTTGCGCAGGCTGCCCTCGGCGCGGGTCCGAGCTTTACGCAGGTAGAGCATGGCCTGTCCTGCTATCGCTTCCCCGGATGCATTCAGTCAAAGACCAACACGACCATCTACCTGAATTTCTCGCTTCCCTATAACCAACCGACCACGGCGGGAAATTACCTGCTGGTCATCGTCACTTGCGGCAACGACCAAGGGACATTGGGAATCAGCGACACTACCAGCAATACGTGGACGCCAATCTTCCCGTCTACCGGAACCGATCGCGTTCAGGCTTGGTACGCGAAGGCGAATGGCGGGGCATGTACGTGCAGTTTTTCAGGACTCGTCCCCCTATCAGACAACATGCAAATCAGCATGTATGAGATTGCCGGCGTGGATATGCTTGACTCGGTAACTCTTACGAATTCGATCACGACAACCAATCAGTATAATTTCCCTGCCTACATTCTTGGCCTAGGATTGTGGGACAACGCTGGCACGAACCCACCAAATCCACGCATCCCACACTGGAACGCACTGCTCGCTGCCGATGTGGGTGCATATGGAACCATAGCCTCACCCTACCAGGTCATTTTAGAGCGCACCGTTAACTCGCCCGGAACCTATGGGCTAGTCATCCCCCCCTATGGAAGTGCTCCGCATTCGACGGCACTGCTTGCTTTCAAGGCAACGCAGCCAGCGAACTACCCCAAGCCCCTGGGAGACTTCCTTGACACGGCATCACTAGACCAAGTCCGTTTTCAATGCCGAGCCAACGGCCTATACGGATCGCTGTCGATGACCGCACAGCAAGCGGCCTCCGATTGGTTGAAGACCTTGTACGACGCCGCAGACGCCGCTCCGGTCTATATGGGATTCAAGCTCTACAGCATGCCATACTCGGAGGTCTCTGCCGTTGGGAATGGTGTCGTCTATAACGCCCTCACCGCGCCAGGGCCAACCTACAATCTGAGTACAGAGAACGGGGACTTTTGCCCTAGTGGGAATGATGCTCCGATCAAAGTCTCGACCTCGGCGCGCATCAACCAGCCCAACGTTCTGCAGATGCAGTGCCTTAACCGGACGTCGAACTACAACCCCAGCCTAGTAGAACATCCTGACGCCGCGGGAATTTCCCTCTTTGGTGTGCGTAAAGCAGACCCGATCACGAACAACGCCGTGCAGGATGTCTCGATCGCACGTCAGCTCCTCGGCATCCAGGTAAGAAAGCTGCAATACGGTGGCGATGTCTACACCTTCACCATCCCAGCAAAGTGGTGCCTGCTTGCGCCGATGGGTGCGGGTGGCGGCGGAACTTCTGATGCGGTCATCACAATCACAGACCCGCTTGCGGACATCTCGGGCATTCCGGTAAGGCTGACTTCGATCAGCGAGCAGGCGGACGGCTCTCTCGACTGTGAAGCCGAGCCCTTTGTCTACGGGATGTATGCTCCTACGGTCTTCTCGGCTGACACACCGACACCATACGATCCGGGCAATGTTATCAATAGCCAATCCGGTGGTCTCAGTATCAACCCCCCCATCATCTTCGAGGCAACTCCCCGGCTAGCACAGCAGACTTCCCCGGCACAGATATGGATTGTGACATCCTGTGCGCAGCAATCAATCTATGGCGGTTGCCAGTGCTACATCTCGACTGACGGCGGGTCTAGTTATACTCTGGCAAGTTCGAATCCCGTCCTGGGATCGGCGATGCAGGCTACGGTCGGAAACAATAGTTTTCAGAATTGGCCTGCGGGTACAGATCCAGACACAACCAACAACCTGTTCATATCATCCTCTGTAACCTTGCCGAATCCCCCCGGAACACTCCCGTCCTTGTCGCCAACTCAGCGCGATAACTTTCAATATCCCTGCTATGTGGGGTTCAATAATGAAGCCACGTTGGACGCCGAATTTTTGACCGGAGACACCACACAAATAACCGAGTTGGGCGTCCTCTTCTCTAATCCGACCATTCTGAACGCACTGCCTAGCGACGCTGTAATCACCAGCATCTTCCCGATGCAGTTCATTGAGGCCGGCCCCACCGGTTCTCCCGTCGTCACCTCAATCTATTCAGGAACGGGCCTAACCCCAACCTCGGGCGGCACGCTCGTTCAAACTATAACTGGACCAATATCGGCCCCACTACCCACAGGAGGCGGTTCGAGCATTGGCACGTCATTAACCGGTCAGGAAATCCGCTACAACTTGAAATTGAATACGACGGGCCCCGGCGCATTTGGAAAGGTGGTTACCCTAGGGTGGGCAATTTACTATAGCAGCGCGACGCCAAACATTGATCCGCTAGCCCTGGTTCCTTTTGGTGCTGCGGCCGGATTTGGTTTTGGATGGGCAATTCCTAAAACAGTTGCGACCGGAATGGTCGGCTCGGGAACAAATGCGACCATCTCTGCCTTTGGAGGAATAGCCCCTACCGGCTTCGGCTACGAAATCATGACGTACAACGACGCCAACCTGCTGGCCCCCGGAATCTACGAACTTATGGCAACCGGTTCAGGCAACGAACTGCGCCGCGGCGTCTACGGTGCCCCATCTCCAGGTGTGGGAATGAATCATCCCCCCGGTTCTCCATTCGCCCTGCTCGACCCAGCCGGGACGGGAATCTTCAAGATCAATATGGACCCAGCTTGGATTGGAACGCAACTCTGGTTCAAATTCCCGACGTTTAACAAGTTCGGAAATATCGTCAGCAGTCTCCAGGATGTCGATGCATATCCCTTTACGCCCACGGGTGCTGCAGGTAACGCCGGCCCAGCGACAGGCGGCATTCTGGTCAATGGAAGCTAATGGCAACCGAGAAGAATTTCCAGGCCACCGATCCAGCGCCACCAGCGAATGCAAGAAACGTAACCTGGCAGGTAGACCCCACTGCAGCGGGCGCAGACGCAACCACGGGCCAGCCTTACTTCAATACGTCAGCTTACATGCCAGACATGGTTGGGGACACCGGCTCTGGCGGATCTGACGGCCTCGTCCCGGCACCCCCGGCAGGGTCTGCGGCTGCGAGTAAGTTTCTCAAGGCCGATGGCACGTGGGCATCACCGGGCCTGGCTATCGGTGGCGTCTCGACAAAGACGGCAAACTACACCGCCGTTTCTGGCGATGATACAAAACTCATCAGCTTCAACTCTGCCGGTGCGGTTCAGTTGACGCTGCCCGCCACCCCACCCTCGCCAGTTTGGTTTATTGCCGTACAAGATATTGGCGCGGGTGCGCTCACGATAACCCCCAATGGATTGAATCTTGATGGAGCTGCCGGGAGCCTCGTACTTAGTCAGAACTCCGGCGTGTTTGTCTTTACAGACGGCACCAACTACTTCACGGAGCGCGGTCTGGGCACCATCACCAGCATCGCCCTGAGCATGCCATCCGAGTTCTCGGTTGCCGGCTCACCCCTAACCGGCCCCGGAACCATCACGGTTACGAAGGCGAATGAATCCGCGAACACGGCCTACATGGGGCCTGCAAGTGGTAGTCCTGCCGCCCCGACGTTCCGCTCTCTTGTCGCTGCCGACCTTCCAGCATCCGGCGTGACGGCGGGCACCTACAACGCTGCTACTGTAACCGTGGATGCCGAAGGAAGGGTAACGGCGGCATCCAACGGAAGTCTCTCGGGTCCAGGCCTCATCCAGCTTCTACAGTTCAAGTCTGTCACGTCGAGTAGCGGAACCCTTACCGCAGCGTTTACGTCAGCGGTCAAGGTTGGCTCAACAATCGTGGTTGAGTACTGGGGCGCTGGCAACACCACGGCGATAAGCGACACGCAAAGCAACATCTATACGCAATATAACGCCCAGAATTGGGCTAGCCTAATTTACATCTCGCAGTTCGTTGCGCTGAATGTTGTAGCCGGATCAGTAACCGTGACGATGACGGGCGCCGGAAGCACGGGCTACCTCAACATCTACGAATACGCCAACGTGGATTTGGTTGACGTCAGCGGCTCAACCATATCCACTATAACCCCGCTGGCGCAGAGTATCACCACGACTTATCCGACCGATGTTGTCCACATGATGGCCAGCGTCAATGTCGGATCTTCAACGCTCTCCAACACGGACTCATGGCCGCTTATTCAATCGGAGACCAGCGGCCCCAGCGCAGTAACCATCAGCAGCTATTACACAACCATTGCGGCGGCTGGGTCCGTCTCGAATACGCTAAACGCTACGGGAGCGTACACCCACTCCTATATTGGCTTGCTGGCACTTAAGCCGAGACCTGTAGAAGCAGCGCCCGTGTTCCAGACGGGCGGCACCAACAACGCCGCACAGGGGGTGCTCAACCTTACGGCGGGTGCCAATGTAACACTCACCAATACGGGGAGTTCTGTCAGCATCGCATCATCGGGCGGCGGCGGCAGCGGCTCGCTCGTGTTCCTTGAGGCGCATACCGCAAGCAGTTCCGCCTCACTCGCTTTTACGAGTTGGTATTCCTCGTCATACGACGACTACCTTATCGAAATAGTCAACCTTGTTCCTGCCACCAACTCGGTCAGTGTCCTGATGAGAATGTCCACGAACGGCGGTTCGACCTATGACTCAGGGTCGAATTATGGATATGCCAGTTGGCGCTGGATTCCTGGTGGCTCGACACAATCAGGCTCAGACAGCACAACGTCCATCGTCGTTGATGGTGGTGCCGGCACTGACCTTCTGACAAACACGACCGCAAATGGCGGACTGTCTGGAAGTGGAAAGTTATTCAACCCCGGCAGTGCAACGATGAACAAGTTGCTGACGATGCAGACCAGTTTTTTCAACACCGCCTCGCATATAGAAGGTGCAACCACCAGCGCGTGGTACAAGATCACGACTGCGGTTAATGCTTTTGAAATCCTGATGTCCAGCGGCAACATCGCGTCCGGCGTCGTAAGGATTTACGGAATTTCCCACTAGATAAAGAAGAGGAGACTCTATGCGCAGCTTATTCGTGCTCGCTCTCGCGGCGTTCTACGTCCCGTATCTCCACGTTCAATCCACCGCCGAAGTAGTGTCTTCACCAGTGTCGAAGTACGTCACCGTCAAGGTGCATCTCCGCAACATCGGTGACACTGCAGCGGCGTGCGTCGTCAAGGCGGGCGGGAAGAGGCGCGAGACCGGAGTATCTATCGGCGGCGAGGCTGAGGTCACCTTTGACGCACTCTCCAACTACAAAAGCTACACCGTCACCTGTAGCGCAAATTGAACTTGTAGGCGGCAGAGACCGCCGCAGAAAACCTCGCACATCTGTGTGTGAGCGAGAAAGGCAGATGGCCCCGGAGACGGGGCCGATTTATTGGAAAAGAGGTTTTATGCCACGAAACGGCGCACCGGTATTCCGATCGTTCAAGGCCCAACCCAAACCCATCACCGCGCGTGAAAAGCAGGTCATCGACCTTGTATGCGATGGCCACTCCAACGCCGCTATCGCCCAACTACTAGACATCTCGGTAGACACGGCGAAGCGGCACCTCTACCACATCTTTGAGAAGGTTGGCTGCGAGTCCAGACTGCAGCTCGCCATGAGGTATAGAAACCGTGAAAAAGGCATCCCCGTTTACAACCTTAATCTTGATTCTGCTGCTCATGCCGGCATCGGCCGCATTCTCTCAGACATGGCTCAAGGTCGCGTCTGACGGCAACAGCGTCTCTATTCCAGCCGGGACCGTGATGCGATATGGCGCGCCAGCCGGAACCCCCTATGGCTGCGGCAGTGGTCCCGCGCTTGCCTCGGCAGCGTGGGCGACACCGGCCGTTGCTTCACCGACCACCGTCAGCCCCGCTGGTTTGGGCGTATCCGATCCTGCGTACTGCTATGTCAAGGAACTTGACGTTCAAGAAAGCGCTGCCGCGCAGACGATCACGGTCAACGGCGTTGCAGTCGTTGTCCCGGCCCTGCCACCGCCGAACTATCCATCGATCATCTTCAAGCCGAGCGTCTCCTATACGTTCTCTGTCTCGAATCTCCCCGGCAGTCCCCTGCAGGGTGTGCTCCAGTTCGCAGACGGTTCCAACGTCGTCACCGCTACCTGCACGTTCAAGACGACCCTTGTGATTCCAGCTACGGCAACGACACCAGCAGGCGAGCAGGCGGTCTTTACCTGCATCCCCGCACCCCCACCGCACTAAGAGGACATCATGACCTTACTTCAAGCGTTCAGCGTGAGCGAAGGCTATCCCATTGCCGGAAGCCGGTCGCAAAGAAACTACAATCCCGGCGACTTGATCTGGTGCGCCGAGTCGAAGGCCTTCGGCGCCATGCGTGGAGATCCCGTCTTCGCCGTCTTCCCCGACCCCCATACAGGGTGGAAAGCCCTGAAGCGGTGGCTGTCTGTCCCCGCCAAGTTCGATCACGAGGGCAACCTGGTGGGCGGGTACTGTGGTGCCACGCTATCGCAAGTCATTCACCGCTTCGCACCGCCATCCGAAAACAATACCGCCGCCTACATCTCTGGAGTCTGTGAACGCACCGGCCTCACCCCCGAAACCATCGTCACAGAAGAATTGCTCGAAACCCCCGAAGCTGCTTAGGAGTTCCGCCGATGTCCTACGAAGAGCCTTGCCCGCCGCCTCCGCCCTGCCGCCGCCTGAAGATTGAATGTGTTGTGACCTGCGTCAACCACTCTGACTTTCTTGCACATACCCTCCCGCTAAATCTCAGGCACTTCGACAAGATCGTGGTCTGCACCTCACCGCATGACAAGGCCACGCAGAAGGTCTGCGACTACTACGGCGTTCAGGTTTGGCTGACCGATGCGTTCCAGTCTCAATGGGAAGGCATCTTCTGCAAGGGCGCAGGAATCAACCAGGGCCTGGCGCGTCTCGACAAAGATGCATGGGTCTTGCTGCTCGACGCTGACATCGTTCTCCCGCCGAACTTCAGGAAAGTCCTTGAGGCCGCCGACCTTGACACCTCCATGATCTATGGTGCCGACCGCGCCGAGTTCAAGAGCTTTGAAGACTGGGAGAAGTTCTACGCCGCACCGGAGCCATGCGTTCAGGGTGCCGGGTTCTTTATCCACATCACCCACACCGGCCAGCAGCTAGGGACAAGAGTTTCCTTCCCTCATGAGGGCGGCTATGTACCCATCGGATTCTTTCAGCTCTGGCACGCCGACAGCGGAGACATGAAGTATCCCGAAGGCCACACGGACGCGGGCCGTGAAGACTCGCACTTCCCTATCCAGTGGCCACGTAAAAAGCGCGCGCTCATCCCCGAGATTGTTGTGTACCACCTCGAATCAGAAAGTGCGCCAATGGCCGTCAACTGGCGCGGGAGAGTTACTAAACCGTTCGGAGTCTAAAAGGAGACCCCTTGCCAGCTCGTCCGATTTCTGCCGAAGTAGAGAAGCAAATTATTGAGCTTTTACGACAAGGCGTTACGCGAGACAGGATTCACCAACTCACACAAGTAGGCTCAGGGACAATCAGCCGAATCAAGCTGAATGCTGGCCTTTCGACACAAGCGGCCGCACAATCCCCCGAAGAGCCGCTAACCCATCAGGACATCCGCAAACTCCTCAAGAAAAAGCCCCACGACGAAGCCGAACTCGCTGATGCACTCGACTGTTCGCCCAGACGAGTCAAAGAGGCCCTAGCCGAGATGAAGGCCAAGGGCATCATGCTCCTGGAGCTGAACGGCAAGTACGACCTTAAAGAAAGCATTCATATCGAGCCGGGCCAATCGGTAATCAAGTCCAGCAACGGGACACGACGGTTCGGAGTTACCGGAGACAACCATCTCTGCAATAAGCATTCCCGGCTCGATGTCCTCAACGCTGCCTATGACCATTTTGAGCGCGAGGGCATCACGGAAGTCTTCAACACTGGAAACTGGATCGACGGCGAGGCCCGATTCAACAAGACCGAGCTGGTGACAGCGCCGGGCCTCGATTCCCAAATCAACTATCTCATTGACAAGTTCCCCCAGCGCAAGGGCATCACCACGCACTACATCGCAGGCGACGACCATGAGGGCTGGTATCAGCAGAGAGAGGGGATCGAAGTTGGACGATACCTACAGATGCGAGCCGAAGAGTCAGGCAGAACGGACCTGCGATATCTGGGATACGGTGAATGTGACGTCAAGCTGGAATACGGTTCTGGCTCTGCTTGTATGCGCGTGGTGCATCCTGGCGGCGGTTCATCTTATGCAATTTCGTACACAGATCAAAAGCGCGTGGAGTCGTATCAGGGTGGGGAAAAGCCCCAGATAGAACTAGCCGGCCACTACCACAAGTTCAACTACGGCTACCCCCGCGAAGTCCACACGGTTCAGACTGGTTGCACTTGCGACCAGACGATGTTTATGCGCAAAAAGAAGCTGCAGGCCCACGTCGGCTTTCTGATCGTCAATCTCTCGCAAGACACAAACGGCGCCATCACCCGCTTCAGCCCTGAGTGGTTCCCCTTCTTTGACAGAGGCTTTTACGAAAAGAGGTTCTAGGTGGGCAATCGCCGCGCAACGATTCGATTCCCCGTCTTCAAATACACCCTCACCGTCATCCAGGCGCGGGATCTTGTTCGCACCGGAAAGCGACTAGGCACCGACCTGAATGGCTGCGGCGCAGCCTTCGTCTACATCCCCGGCACCCAGCACGGCTATCTAGTCTTCGAGATGGATGCTGACGAGTCAACAATCGCCCACGAGGCCAGCCACGCGGTAAGAGCCATGTTCAGGGCTGTCGGCACGCGACCGGACGAAGAGGCATTTGCTTACCACCTCGGCCACCTTGTCGGCCGCCTGCACAAGTTTTTGAAATAGGAGAGGAAGCCAATGCCCACACCAAAGCACGACCCCGTGAACGCTCCCCAACATTATACGTCGCACCCATCGGGAATCGAGTGCATCCAGATTACCGAGCACATGAACTTCAACCTCGGCAACGCGATGAAATATATCTGGCGCAACGAGGGAAAGAACGGCATCGAGGATTTGAAGAAGGCGGCATGGTACATCAACCGCGAAATTGCGAGAAGGGCCGTATGACTGCAATCATCCTGCTTTTAGCCATCTGGCCGTTCAGCGCAAAGCACAAGCCCTCGCCGGCTATCCCCGCAGAAGTCGAAAGTCCCTACCACTGCGAACAGCAGGACGGCCTTTACTTCTACGCCGAAGAGGGCAGCACAGCCATCGGCATCTCCTCGGTGTCATGCGACAACGCTGAGCATAACTGGAGAGTGAGCAAGTCTTTCCCGGTGAAGATGAGCAACATCTAGTGCCCGTTCAGCCCCGCTTTGTGCAGGACCACGTTAGCTTCCGTGTTTGATCGGGCTATTTGAAGTAAGCAGTCCAGGGCTTCACGATAGTGCTCGCGAAGCTGTTGAAAGTCTGCCCATGATGCATAGTCTTTTCCATTGATCCGGTAAAGCTCAGCAGTTTCCGGGTTGAACATTGCTGCTCCTAGAGTTTTCGGCGGTCACGTCTTCGGGTGTGGCCGCCGTTGGCGTTTAAGGGGGAAATCCAGCCCCTTCTGAATGCCTAACTCTATCATTCCCTGACGCATCACGGCGGAGCCATCAGACCCAAGTCTCTCCGCGAGGGCATCGCGGAACGCCTCCTCGTCCTCCGACAATCTCACCGTCATAATCTTCGGACGCTCTATCGCCATCCCATTGATTATGCATGTTGATCTGGGGCGATATACGAAATACCTTGACTGGCCGAAGCGATACGTGGCATAGTCATCGCGTTACAAAAGAGGTGAATTGTATGACGTAGGCCACTCCGTCAAGTTCTCTTTGGTAACCCGCCGTCTTTTTGATGTGACGAACATGCAAAAAGGTGCATAATACTGGGCTATGAATGGCATATTTGCTTCATTGCAAACGTGTCCTTCTCCCAGGGACGAAACCACAGAGATACACCAGCACACGTTAGGGCACATAGATTGCCCGGCGTGCGACGCAGCAAGGGACCATCTGTTGAGAAACGACCCTGAACTACTTCGCAACCTGAGATTTTCTGCCGCCTCACAAATTTGGTTAGAGACTCGCAAGCCGTACCTAAAGGTTCGTCCGTTCTATCTCGCCGGCCAACACGTTAAACACCTCAGTGTTTTTTTCGGGGAGATGCAGGTTCGGAAGATTCACATAGGCCATATACGGGAGTACCAAAAGGCGCGTACGCACAACCCCAGCGGGTTGTGGAAGCATCGCGCGGGGCCGTCGCTAATCAACCACGAAACCTCTGCGCTGCAGTCGGTTTTGAAGCGTGCTGGCGAGTGGGACAAGATCAAGCCCCACTTCGAGGCACTCCCCATGCCACGGTGGAAGCCGCCAAAAGTCCTGTCGGATGAGCAGGAGATGCTCGTCTTCTCCATTGCCTCCTCCAATCCAAAGTGGGAACTGGCGGCCTGGGCTGCATCCCTTACCGTCAACACCTCGGTTGCCGGGGTAGAGCTGCGCTCGATTCAGCTACAGCACGTCAATATGGATAGTAGAATCCCCACGCTGTTGGTGGACGCGGAGACGGCCAAGGAAGAGATTCGCGGCCGCATCGTCGTCCTCAACTCGACAGCTCAGGTCATGATGACCAACTGCCTCAAGCGCGCCGCGAAGCTGGGCAGCTATGAGCCAAACCACTACCTCTTTCCCTTCCGTAAAGGACCGGGGAACTGGGAACCAACCAAGCCCACCACGGCCAGTTGGCTCCGGCGCCCCTTTGAGGAGCTGCGGGCAGCCACCGGCATTCCCTGGCTCACCCCGCATTGCTTTAGGCACCAGCACGCCACGTTATCTTACGAGGCCGGCGAACCCGAGCAGACAATCCGGCTGCGCATGGGCCACGTCTCAGAGCGAATGACGCGATACTATTCCAACCTGAGGCGGGAGAGCCAGAAGACGGCGGTGGATGCGATCGACCAAATGGCAAGGTTCAGGGCCCGCGCCTAATCCCCGAAAAATAGTTCGGAAATCGTTACGAATTTTGTTGACGCATATCTGTGCTGTATGCCATTATGGCTGTGCGTTTGTAACTATCCTGTGACGGACGCGGTAATAGGCAGCCCAAAAGATGTGACGTACAGCGTGATTTGGATGGCATACAGCCTCCGAAGCTGTAGGTCAGAAGTTCGAATCTTCTCGGGCGCACCAATTTACCGCATCTGTCACCCCCACAAGGGGTAACACAATGGCGGAACGAATTGGCATACAGCCTAAAAACCAAAGGACAACTTATGACAGGCACAGTTACCTCGATTCGAGGGACTTACAAGTCCTTTTGCCTTATAACGGACTCGACCGGGACGGACTATTTCGCACACCGGTCCGATTTCGTGGATCGGATGTGGATGCGAGTGGGGCAAGCCGTAGAGTTCAGGGTAAAGCTCGCTTCCTCGGGCAAGCGACCGGCAGCGACGGACGTAGTGGCGATCCCTGCCCTATCTGCAACGAGCCCGGACTCCTCTGTAGCACCCACGGCTGTTGGCGAGTCCTGCGCAGCGTAAAGCCGAAGCGCCGATCAAACGGCTACTTGCAGCTTGCTATCGGATTCCTGCTTGTCGTCACCGTTCTTGCGGTGATGGCTCTTGTGGGGGGTGCTCGATGATTGAAATTAGAAGTTTTACCGATGCGGTACTGTTCGTCTCTTCGTGCCTAACGCTAAAGGATGCGGTAATTGAGGCGGTTTCTAAGAGAGCCAACCTGTACGGAGCCGACCTGTCCGGAGCCGACCTGTCCGGAGCCGACCTGTCCAGAGCCAACCTGTCCGGAGCCAACCTGTACAGAGCCAACCTGTACGGAGCCAACCTGTACGGAGCCGACCTGTACAGAGCCAACCTGTACAGAGCCAACCTGTACGGAGCCGACCTGTACAGAGCCAACCTGTACGGAGCCGACCTGTACAGAGCCAACCTGTACGGAGCCAACCTGTACGGAGCCGACCTGTCCGGAGCCAACCTGTACGGAGCCAACCTGTACGGAGCCAACCTGTACGGAGCCGACCTGTACGGAGCCGACCTGTCCGGAGCCGACCTGTCCAGAGCCAACCTGTCCGGAAAGAAGATTCACTCGCTGCGCGCGTTTTCGGGGCTCTACTGCTATCAGGTTTGGGCGGTTGTGTTTGAAGACGGAAGCCGTTGGATTCGCATGGGGTGCCTATTCTACGACCTCGACAAGTGGGAGAAAATCGGCATTCGCAACAGCAACGTTTCGGAGTATCCAAACGATGGCTCCGAGTTGTGCGAGGAGCGCGTAGCCGCTTTTGAATTCGCTAAGGCCGCCGCACTGCGCATGACCGCGCCACCCGTAGCAGCGGAGGCCACCCATGTCTAGCCTCTACGTAATGACCCAGCCAACCTGCCGAGGCGTTCGCATCACCACCTCGCACAAACCCTTTCCCGAAGTTCCAGAGTGCGTTGACCTGCCCTTGGAGTGTGAGGTTATCGGCCACCTGATTGCGGCCGTATCGAGGGACACCGACAAACTGGCCGCAAAGCTGGCCTTGTCGCTGGCCATCGAGGCAGTCAAGACGGCTGCGCAGATCATGAAGGGGGTAGCGGCATGACGACTGCAGGACATGTAGCAATCGAACTCCGCAAATTGGCCGACTCGCTGGACGCGCAGCCGGATGCCGAAATCATCAAGCCGCTCATCCATTTTTACGGCGAGGCAAAGGAACCATTTCTTTCCACCGCCAAACTGTTGCCCCGTCCTCTCAAAAAGCGAATCGAGGGTGGTGATGAGAAATATCGAAGGATACACGTCGAATACGATTCTTCGGCGATGTGGATCGATCTTTCGGTACGACAAACTCTTACCTGCGAAATATTGGAGCCTGCCAAACCCGCCGTCTATCGCTGCGCCCCAATTCTCTCAGATGAAGAGGAGATGGCGGTGGGCGCATGAACGAACTCACCGATCCCGAATGGCTTGCCCAACCAACCTCTAACCCTGACGTAACCAAGGGCGACATACTCAAGGCCCTGCTGCTGTTGATGGGCAGGATGAAAGCACCTAAGCAGGAGGCGGAATGAAGAATGTCTATGCAGTCACCGCTGGCTTCCACGCAGTCTGCGTGTGGGTCCAAGCATTTTTCCTTGCGACGGCGATAACGAACCGAGAACCTTTCTGGGCGGCCTGGTCGATGTTCTTCATACTGTGGTCGCTAGTTTGGGGAACGCACTTCCTCGGCAAAGCGCGAGAGGAATCCAAATGAACCTCTATGACAAGCTCATCGTCCTTATCGGCGAGTGGATGGGCGGCCCCGAGTCTGAGGAGCAAGTATCTGAAGCCGTGGACTACGTGGCTTTGCTTTGAATGTTTGGCTTCATCGTGTTGCTGGTGGTTCTTTAGGGGGAGTTATGAATAACGAATTTGCACCACGTAAAGCGCAAAAGCATTCTGTGAAGTTGAAGATGGCCATTCAGGGGCCGAGCGGTTCCGGTAAGACTGAGGGTGCCCTGGCGCTGGCAAAGAACTTTGTGCCCAATGCCAAAGTCCTCGTAGTAGACACAGAGAATGACTCCGCAAGCCTCTACGCTGATCGGTACGACTTCGACACCATTAGTCTCACGGCTCCGTATACCTCAGAGCGGTACAAGAAAGCCATGCAAGCGGCTGCTGACGGCGGCTATGACGTTCTGATAGTCGATTCCTTGACGCAGCAGTGGGATGGAGAGGGCGGCATTCTACGCCGCAAGGAAGCTCTCGACCGTCAACCCGGTTCGAACTCCTATACTAATTGGTCAACATACACGCCAGAGCATACCGGCTTTGTGGAGTTCATCAAACAGCTCCCGGTTCACACCATCTGCACGATGCGGACAAAGCAGGAGTATGTTCTGGAAACCAACGCTAAGGGCAAGCAGCAGCCCCGCAAGGTTGGCACTGCGCCGATCCAGCGTGATGGTCTTGAATATGAGTTCACGATCGTCTTTGACGTGAACATGGCCCACCGCGCCACGGCCTCAAAGAACCGCACCACGCTCTTTCAGGAAGAGGAGCCAATCGACCTCGCAGACGCTAAGGTAGCCGGGCAGATGCGCGACTGGCTGGCTAACGGCGCACCGCCGATGTATGCCGACTCCACCCAGGTCCACAAGCTATGGGAAGAGTGCAAGACGGCCGGCAAGTCCAAGGCCGATGTCACGGCGGAGCTGAACCGCGCCGAAATCAAAGACCTCAACAAAATCCCCATGCCCGTCTACGACGCACTGATGGTTTGGGCCAAGGGGACAGAGGCCAAGCCTGATCCCGTCCCCGACTTCGTTTATGTCCCAAAGAACGTTCACGGAGTGGAGGTTACGGACGATGACCTGCCAACTGAAATGTTCCGCATGTAAGACCCACATCAAGTCGCCACTCCTCATCGGCGGCATGGAAGTAAACCTTTGTGAGCATTGCCAGCCTTACCCAGCAAGAACAAAGAAACAGGAGGCACCACGAGATGAGTACGACTACCACGAAGATTAGCCTTTACGACGTGGCGCTTGAGGGCGCCGAAATCAACGACATTCTCGCCGCCAACGACGGCGAGCTAATCCCCGAACTAGAGGCGCGATTTGACGAGCTTCTACGGCAGGGGCCGCGCAAGATAGACGCCGCCTGCATGGTGGTTCGTGAGCTATCAGCGACCGCAGAGGCGTGCAGGGCAGAAGCGAAGCGTCTCATGGATCGCGCCATGGCCTTCGACCGCAATGAGGCAGCGCTGAAGTCAAGAATCCTTGGCGCCGTTGACTCTGCCTTCGGCGGGAAGCTGAAGACGCAAATGTTTACGGTGTGGGGCCAGACATCAGCCATGACCGTGAAGTTTGAACCGACTGAAGGCCTGGACCTCGAAAAGCTATCCATAGACTTCCCGCAATTCGTGCGTGTGAAGCGAGAACTAAACAGCGCCGCACTCAAGGAAGCATGGTGCTCGCCCATCACGATCATCCCCCCAGCCCTAGTTGACTGCGCGGTTGAAACCGAAGGAATGCGCTATCTGAGGATCAAATAGCTTGCTGGCCGCCTACAAAAAGCAGTTCAAGCGCAAACCCGAACCAATTCTTTATCCCGAAGGCATAGGCGGCCCCGAGATATGCAACTTCAATAGCGCAACGGGCCGCAGAGAGTATTACCGCCGTACCGCAGAGATGGCACTAAGGCAAAGAGGGAAGTGCAGCATTTGCGGATTCCCAATGAAGATTGACGACTGCACCTATGAGCACCAGGACGGCAGAGGAATGAACGGAGGTCACAGAGATGACCGCATAGTCGTAGATGGCAAGCCGTACAACTCAGCAGCGCACGGACTTTGTAACGTTCGCAAGGGCAGCGTGAGGCTCAAGAATTTCAAGGAGGTTGCATGAATTGGAACAATGCAGAACAGGCTATCGCCGTCACGACCATGCTGCTGTGGTGCTACTGGGGAGCCCGCCTTCTCCGGTCTGCCGTCAACTTCCTCGATCAATGGGCGAAGCCGCCAGCCATCAACATCATTCACCACAAATAGGAGGCAACACTTGAAAACACTAAGACGCTTCTTTGACGACATCCACCGCATAGCCAACGTCCTAGCAGCCAACCCAATGCGGGACACAGTAATTCGCCCTAGCCCTGAGTGGGCACCGCTGTTGTCCAACCTTACAACGAGGCGGAAACCCAAGAAGGCACAGCCGGCAGCTTAGAACCATAACTCCCCACCGACCCCCAAGGCGGCATCAGTGACCAAGGCTCCAGCGTTCCAGTTCTACGCAGCAGAGTATTTAGCGGATATGAACGTGCAACTACTGACGCTCGAGCAAGAGGGTGCCTATATCCGCCTTCTAGCCTTCTGCTGGCGCGAGGGTCGAGTTCCCAACAATGACTTGCGCCTCGCCGCTCTCTGCAAAGGCTGTAAGGTAGCAATCTTGGCCGCGGTGAAAGCTCTCTTTGAACCGACTGATGATGGGCAGTTCTTGATTCATAAGAGGCTCGAGAAAGAGCGCGCGAAGCACGATGCATTCCGGGAGCGGCAAACCCAGAATGGTGCCAGAGGTGGTCGTCCGGGTAAGCCAAAAGAAACCCAAGCCTTTACCGAAACTAAAGGGTTGGGCAACCCAAACGAAAGCTCTGCATTTGCTTCTTCTACTTCATCTGCAAAACAAGAACCTATCACGCCAGAAATGGTAACTCGAAGCGTGCTTACCGAGACCGGACTGGCGGGGCAGCAATTGGCCGTCGTGCTGGACGAGGTCTGCCGATCGCAAATGAAGCTCTACGAGACGCCTGGGGCCTTGCGTGACGCAATGGTGGCGGCGTGGCGAGACTACGACGTGGCCAAGCCCAAGCTGAGCTACACGAAGGGAGCAGCGAAGTTCTTTGGCGACGGTGACTGGCGGAACAAAGAGGGCTGGCCGTGGAAGCCTGGAGAGTCACCGCCAACCCGTAAGGCGCCGGCAGAGAACAAGGCACTACTTGCCATCAAGGAACGTGAAGAGGCAGTACGGAGGGAAAGGGAATGCGTAAGCTAGCAAGGTTCATCTACTGGCACAGCCCGTACAAGCTGCAGCACTTGATTTGGAAGTTCTACTTGAGGCATCCATGACCTACACAATGGGCAGTCTATTCGCCGGTATCGGTGGCTTCGATCTTGGCTTTGAGCGAGCAGGCTTCAAGACGGTTTGGCAGGTTGAAATAGACCCTTACTGCCAGAAGGTTTTGGCAAAGAATTTCCCGGAGGCAGGGCGTTTTGGAGACATCAGAGAATGCGGCAGACACAACCTCAAATCCGTTGACGTTATCTGCGGAGGCTTCCCCTGCCAGGACATCAGCAACGCCGGCAAGCGGGCAGGAATCGAGGGAGAGCGAAGCGGACTCTGGAGCGAGATGCACCGAATCATTCGCGAACTACGACCCGCTTACGTCCTCGTGGAGAACGTCGCAGCTTTGCTTGGACGGGGAATGGGCGTTGTTCTCGGAGACTTGGCCGAGATCGGGTATGACGCGGAGTGGGAAGTCGTTTCAGCGGCCGACATGGGAGCGCCCCACCTCAGAGAGCGCGTCTGGATTATGGCCTACACCACAGGCCCACGATGCGGGCAAAGGAAATCCTGCGAGGGTTGGCCGGTACGGAACGAAGCACGGCGGACGCAACCTGAACGACGAGGCGGCGAAATGGCCGACGCCGAGAGCATCGCCAGCAATGGCATACGGGAAGACCGGGAGGAGCGATGCGGGATGCCGCCTGGAAGACGTGGTAGCCAACCGCACATGGCCAACCCCACACGGATTCAGCAAGGACGGCAGGAGCAATGGACCCAGCGGGAACGAGTTGGGCCGAGCGGTGAACCAATCTGTGCGCTGGCCAACCCCGAGTGCGAATCAACAGGGCGGAGGGGTGACGGGTTTGAACGGTGGCAGCGGCGCCAGGAAGAAGGTACACGAGATGGTGGGCCGGGAGATTGGTCTGCAAATGACTGGTGGCTCATTGAACCCAACGTGGGTCGAGTGGCTCATGGGATACCCAAGCGAGTGGACCGCCTTAGGGGACTAGGCAATGCCGTAGTCCCTCAAATCCCCGAGATGATAGCAAGGCGCATCAAGCAAGCACTGGAGGCAGCGTGACCCCCGAAACAAAACTCAAGGGCGAAGTGCAAGACCTCCTCACCGTCTACGGCCTGTTCTGGATGCGGCTGCAGTCTGGCATGGTCAAGGTCCGCGGCGGCTTCATGCATCTCTGCCCTACGGGTACGGCCGACCTAGTCGTATATCCCGAGAAAGGCTTTGGCGTTGGCTGGATCGAAATGAAGCAACTCAAGGGCAAGCAGAGAAAGTCGCAGGTTGAGTTTCAGGCAAAGGCAGAGGCTGCTGGCCACCCCTACCTAGTGGCAAGGTCGGCAGAGGACGTGAAGGCGTGGCTGAAGGAGAACGGGGCCCTATGAAGCCGTATTACGAAGAGGCGGGGATAACGATCTGGCATGGCGACTGCTTGGAAGTCCTACCCCGTTGTGGAGCGGTGGATCATGTAATTACCGACCCACCATACGAGGCCGAGGCCCACACCGCGGGGAGACGGCTGAACGGGCGCGTTGCGGAACTTGCCATTTCGAGTAAGAGGGAAATTGATGCTGCCCCACTATCCTTTGCGCCAATGGACGAAAGGACACGCGTAGAAGTGTCGGCTGAGATTGGACGGCTGTGCTCTGGTTGGGCACTCGTTTTCTGTCAAGCCGAGGCCGTCGCAATATGGCGAGATAGCCTGTCGGCCTTCGGGGCTTCCTATAAGCGGTCAATGGTGTGGGTAAAGCCCGATGGAGCGCCCCAATTGAGCGGCGATAGGCCGGGGATGGGGTACGAGAGCATCGTGGCGTCGTGGGCAGGCGCTGGTCGCAGTGTATGGAATGGCGGCGGCAAGCGCGGCGTGTTTATTCACAATAAGCGCGACGTGGGCGCAGCGGGTCCGAATCAACACCAAACACAGAAGCCTATTTCTCTGATGATCGAATTGGTCGAACTTTTCACGGAGGAGGGACAAACGATCCTAGATCCGTTTATGGGTTCCGGTACTACTCTTCTCGCCGCGAAAAGTTGCTGGAGAAAAGCCATCGGCATAGAGCTAGAAGAAAAGTACTGCGAGATAGCCGCCAACCGCCTAAGACAGTCTGTATTCAATTTCGAGGAGATAGCGTGAACTACTACCAGCTAGAGCTGCATAAATTCATCATCGGCGACCTTCGCACAGATGGATTCAAGTCAGATTGGCGCCGCGAGCAAGAGAAGCGCAGAGCCGAGGAGATGGGCAAGCGGATCTTTGTCACCGCTCCGCAGATAAAAGAGCGACAGAAGAGACGGGCACCGTTTTCCTTGGCAGGCCAGGCTTGCAGGATGAAACGCGCATCTCGAAAGTGCGAGGTATGCGAAACCGAAATCCGCCACAACAACAAGACGGGCCGCTGCTGCCGCCACAAGCGACCGGGCATAAAGCCAGCCGCGCAGAAGTATAAGTGCGGCGCCTGTGACAAGCCCATGCGTAAAACAGTCTTTGGAGTCTGCAAGCCGTGCTTCACGAGGTACCGGCGTCGGATTGAGCAGCACCACGATCGCTGCGCCGAGTGCGGCTGCATCATTCGCAAGAACACAAAGTTCGGGCTCTGCGTGAAGCATTCCAAGCCCCTGCACGCGAAGGCATGGAAGACGACGCGGAAGATGCGCCGGATAGAACTACGGAGGGCAGCATGAAACTAGAAACTTATTCGTGTGATGTATGCGGAGTGCAGAGAGGGCCAAGCAACCACTGGATTGTGGCCTTCCCGATAGGAATAAAAATGTGGTTCTCGCCGTGGAATGAGCTAACGATTGAGGACGATGCCAAGGGCCTCCAACACATCTGCGGTCAGAAGTGCGCCTCTACCCTACTAAGCCGCACCATCGAAGGCTGGTCAACCGTGAACGCGACGGAGGAGAAGTGATGAGCGAATGCAATCACTGTGGGCGGAAACTGTCAACCGACAATGGAGTCGTTCTCCCATGCTATCCGTGCAGCCTTGAGTCGAAGCCATCCGGTGGCGAACCCAAAGTCACCGACGCCGATTGGCGCAGGGAGCATCTTTTATCTGAACTAAAACTAATCGGTGTTTACCCCGATGAGCAGGGAGGATTATGCAATGAACGGGCAGAAAAGGCTGAGGCAGAGTTGGCTAGAGTTCGAGCAGGGGGATGGAGGGATTGCAGGCAGGAGTTGCCGCAGGATGGGCAGCTTGTTCTTGTTACCGATGGAAACTTCTATTCTGTCGAGACTTATCCCTATCAACTCGCAAGAATGATGGGTTCCCCTCCAGCCGAGCAGTTCGATTGTCCAGCTACTCATTGGCAACCAATACAAGCGTTGAAGGACACTCCCAATGGCGAATAAGAGCGATAGTTCAGTTCCGCAACAGATTTCCGACGAGCAGCGGAAATCCATGCTGAAGTTGCTGAACCTAACGATGCTGGAGTTGATGCTGTTGGACTACGACAACGTAAATAGTCCCGAGCTGTCGCGGTGGATCGGGGAAGAAATTCTTTTCCGAAGGGAGGCTCTATGAATCCAGTAGATGGGCAGCAACCCGATACAACCTGTTCTCACTGTGGGCGCGATATGAACCGCAACCCGAACGAAATGTGCTCGAATGGTGGATATTGCGTGTCGATCACTGAGCGCGAATCTAAGGTAGATGGGCAGCTTTCCTATGAACGATGTGGTTGGTATAACGGCTGGTGCATTTTGGATAAAGGCCATCTCGGAGTACATCGTGGCCTCTCCCTGAAAGAAATGCAGGCCGCCAAGCTCGAAGTGAAGGCCGAACCAGCCACCATCAAACACGAATGGATATCAACTCCATCGAAAGAATATAGGTCTTCGCAATCACGTATTGCGGGACACGATGGGGGTAGGCATGGCATTAGCTGGAGCGGGCCACCGGAGGGGGAAAATCTAGTTGGATCTTATATCGACGCCCTCCAGTCTCAGCTACAAGAAGCACGCGCTGAAATCCAACGCCTTACGGAGGGGAAGTGAGCCAATTTGATCCGGAGACGGTGGAGCGACATGCCATCGACCTCCGCTACGGGAATCTATGGTATGTCGATTCAGCCGATTACTCTGAACTTCTAGCCCTATATCATGCACGCGGAGAACGAATCAAAGATCTTGAGCGCAAAGAGGAACAGCTATTAGCTACCGGAGAGGGGCTGGCGGCACAACTGCCGAGGTGGATTGACTGCAAGTACGAGTTACCACGAGCGTCGGACATAAATGGTCAAGGGATTCCTTATAGCGATGAAGTCTTAGTGGTCTACACCGCGTCATTCAATATCCGCACAGTATCTGCCGCGATCATGAAGGGCTCTACTTGGTTTGATCGTTTCGATGATGCGCTGGATGACGTAACTCACTGGCAACCACTCCCAGCACCACCCAAGGCGGAAGAGGTAGACAGCGTATGAGCGAAACCATCTTTACGATATTGAACAAGATTCGTGAGTTCTTATTGAAGTCAGCAGAAGCCGACGAAACCGCCGCCGCACTATTGACTGAGGTCTCATCCGAAATGGAGAGCCTTTACCACCAACAGATGGAAGCAGAATACCAAGAAGAAATGGAGCGAATGATTACATGCCCCGCATGTCTCGGACGCGGTTCGTGGGAGGCCGAATGCTGCAACGGTTCGAGCGGCTGTTCCTGTAGGGGGCAAGTGGTGCAAATGGGAACGTGCCTGACCTGTGGTGGCGAGGGTAGATGTTCTCCTAATGCGGATACTCTTCGCAATGCTCGCAGTATCACGACTCCATACTTAGGATCAGGGCCACGCTGGTAGTTGAAGGCGGAAGAGGTAGATAGATGGCGAAACAATACGTCGTAACAGAGGAAGAATTCCTGTCCTTGATTGAGAGTTTGGAGCTAGTCGCCCTGCGTAAGCACAACATGATTAGAGACGATATGACCAAGCCTCCGTCGTGGGAAGATATTCACCGCTCGTTCCACTATGTCGTGGTGCGCTGGACGCAAGAAATGGGATTCCGGGGGCATCGTGGCTGACATTCAAACAGGGCAGGCAATCCGCAAGGGGGTAATCGGTGCCAGGTAGACGGCCAAGAATGGTGCAGCGCAATCGGTCAGCGGTGGAGCTAGAAGTTCTCCACGTCGAAATCAGCAAGGACAGCAAGGACTTCTTGAAGAAGTACGCCGGCTTGAAGCAGATCCCAATGGGTGGGGCGCTCGACCGCATCTTGAAGAAGAAAGCCGAAGCGGTGGGCTTTATACAAACATGACGATTTCGCTTGTTATTCGGTAAGCCAGGCCTTACCTTTACCACAGCCCTCCCCGGCTGAGGTTAAGCTTCCTCCTCCAAAAAGTGAGTCCCAATACATGAGGCCGAGCTATGCCTTCCGCCATCCAGATGGTTCCCTGCCACTATGCAAACAAGAGTGGTAGGGGAAAAGCCGCGTGTTTCCTGCCGATCGATACAGTTCGCGAGATGGTGGACGCGGGGCAGGCGATATGGAATAAGCGTGCAACGTTCGTCAACTTCACCAAGACGGAAGCCGAGATACATCGCCCAGCAGCCAGCCTGAAGATGCCAGAGTGGGTGCTTGATGGATTTCTCGCGGGTGAATACCGCGCGACTCAAATTGTCGCGGGTTGGCAGCCTATCTTGAGGGCAGCGTGAGAGTCGCATTTCGACCTAGTTCTTATCGGGTTCGTTCTACTTGCTATGTGGGTGCAGTACAAGAAACCAAGCTAGATAGGGGGTGGTCACCTTCTAGGCAGCAACGACATTTAATTCGGGTGCGGCGAGTCGCCCTGGTCCATAGCTATAGGCTGGATACAAACCCCACTCGCACATCTTGGCCCCCGCCTCTGGCGCAAGCTACGCGAGCGTTACCTGCCTATTCTCGGTATGGACAACAGGGTGAACCCGCTGACGTGCACGGATGCGGAGTTTGGGGCTATCACCGAGAACCCATTCTGGAGGCGTTTATGATCACAATCTCGCTAACGCCTGAGCAGTTCGCCAAGGCACAAAGCGCGTTACGCTCCGACAAATCCATTGTTTACGTAGGCGATGACAAGATAGGCAGCGTCACAACCTCGCAGATTTCCTTCGACTACACCTACGATGGCACCAACCTAAGTATGACCATCTCGGGCAAGCATGGACTAGCCAAGTTCGCGTCAGATAGCACGATCAAAGAGCATATCGAGGCGTTGCTGAAGTGATCTGCCGCTGGCTGCCGATCCTCGCAAGCTTCATTGTGAACCACAAAGCGGTTGAGCTGCTGATGATTACCGCCACGATCAAGACCGCGCCGGTGTCAGCATCGGGTAAGTGGTGGCAGACCGCCTACTTCTGGTTTTACGATGCCTCACACCAGTTCTTCAACATCACAAATACCCGCTTGAACACTCAGCAAATCGTCACCCCGCCTGAGACCGCAGCAAGCCCAAAATAAAGGAGATTTACATGAGCTTTTTGAGTGGATTGAAGGTATTCGGAACGGATGTTGAGAAGGCGTTCGCGTGGTTTGGTAGCCCCAAAGGGCAGGCCGTTGTCGCGGCGGGCGAGTCTACGGTTGAGGCACTAATTCCGGCATCTGTCCCCATTGTCAACCTCTTCAATGTTTGGGCAGCTAAGGCATATAACATCGAGTCTCTAGCAGTCGCGGCAGGTAAGGCTACTGGGTCAGGTCCGGATAAAGCCGTCGCCGTGCTGACGGCGGTTACCCCAGACGTGCTGCAGTATGCCCAGGAGTCCGGGCTCTCAGCCCGTACAGCCGCACAGATTCAGACGGCAAACTCCGCGCTGGTCACATTCATCAACGCGATGACCGCGCCGGCGGCCTAAGTTGAATTGGGCCGCGCTCGCCGCATTCGGGTCACTCTTTGGTGTTGTCGTCACGATCGTGAGCGTGGCCTACATGTCAGGCCAATTTACGCAGCAGATCAAGGACGGCGCCGCCAAGACTGCAGACCACGCCGCGACACTTGAGAAGCACGCCGAAAAGCTGGAAGTCCACGGTGGCAAGATCGAGCGTTTGACTGAGTGGAAAGACGGATTCAATGCTGCTGCAAGAGTAAGCGGCAGCAAAGAGGTTCAGTGACGTGGCTGAGAACAGCAAAAAAGCAGCCCATTTAGCTCCGTACTGCTTCAAGCCAGGTCAAACCGGCAACGCTGGCGGTCGTCCGAAGAAGCACCCGGTGACGGGTTACCTGAAGGATCAGCTAGATAAGCCCATTCCCGAAAAGATGAAGGCCAAGCTACCGCCGATCTTCGTTGAGGTCTACGGCGAGAACGCCACGTTCGGGGAAATGATTGCATTCAAGCTGGTTGCGATGTCCGCAAAGGGTGACATCATCGCGCTCAAAGAGTTGCTGGACAGGGTAGAGGGCAAGGTAGCGCAAAAAACTGTGCACACAGGTGAGGATGACGGCCCAATCTTAGTAGAGGTTCAGGATGTCCGCTCCAAGCTCTCAGACCGGCTTGCTGGATCAGCTACGCAACCTGCCGCAAGCTGAGCGCGAGGCCTTGCTTGCTTCGCTGACGGACGCAGAAGCCGTAACGCTGTTCTACGACTGGGGTTTCTGGGCGAGAACGAACCAACTCGCACCGCAGTGGGATTGGTCGGTATGGCTTATTCTTGCCGGCCGAGGGTTTGGTAAGACGCGGTGCGGTGCAGAGCAAGTCAGGCTTTGGGTAAAAAACGGTTCAGAGTACGTAAACCTCATCGCCGCAACGGCTGACGACCTCAGAGACGTGATGGTCGAGGGCGAATCGGGGATCTTGGCGGTCTGCCCGAAGGACGAGAGACCGCATTACTACCCGTCCAGGCGCTGCTTAGAGTGGCCGAACGGGGCAAAGTCGCTCCTCTTCACCGCAGAGGAGCCTGACAGGCTTAGAGGGAAGCAGCACACCGGTCTATGGTGCGATGAACTCGCAGCATGGAGGTACGACCAGGAATCGTGGGATCAGGCAATGTTCGGGTTGCGGCTCGGCAAATTGCCACAAGTGGTCGTAACAACCACACCTAGACCCACGAAGCTGGTACGACAACTCATCGCCGATAAGGGCACGGCTGTTACACGTGGAACGACGTATGAGAACAGGTCAAACCTGGCTCCGGCGTTCTACTCGAAGATCATCACGCGGTACGAGGGCACAAGGCTAGGCCGGCAGGAACTCAACGCCGAGGTCTTGGACGACAACCCCAACGCGTTGTGGAAGCGTTCGAACATTGATGCGAACCGGGTCAATAAAGCACCGCCGCTGACGCGGATTGTAGTGGCGATCGACCCAGCAGTCACAAGTAATCCAGACTCAGACGAAACCGGCATTGTGGTCTGCGCGCATGACGGCCGATGGCCGCAACACTTCTATGTGCTGGACGATTTGAGCACGATCGCGACACCGGATGAATGGGCGAAGATAGCCATCAACGCCTACGAGAACCATCAGGCAGACAGGATCATCGCAGAGACCAACAATGGTGGCGACATGGTGGAGACGGTTATCCGCCACCAGAACGCCAATGTCTCGTATTCGAAGGTAACGGCATCGCGCGGCAAGACGATTCGCGCAGAACCAATAGCAGCATTGTACGAGCAGAACCGAGTACATCACGTTGGAAGCCTTCCGAAGCTGGAAGACCAGATGTGTGATTGGAACCCACAGGATGAGAAGCAAGACTCGCCAGACCGTATGGATGCGTTGGTGTGGGCGTTGACCGAACTCGCCAGTGGGTCAGACAACTACCTCGAATACATGCGGGGCGAGGTTGGGCATATGGCGAAAGAGGGCGTGATCGAACCGCCCGAGAAGTCAGAGATTCTAGTCGATGGCTCAAACCGTAATCGGTGCGAGTGCGGATCGACAGCGTTTGTTGAGGAAGCGGGGCTGGATAAGTGCTTCAAGTGCGGGAAGGTGAGGCCGAAATGAGAATCAAGCTCACCGAAGACACGCAGCTCTGCCCGAACTGCACACAACCCCTAACCGTCATCGGCTTGCGCGAGCGGCTCTGCAACAACTGCGGTGTCCTCTGCTACATGGAGACGGACGAGACCTTGCGGACAGATGAGCAGATGCGACGAGTAACCAGCCGTGCGTATGCCCTTGAAGAGTCGGGGCCAAAGGAAGTGAGAGGACGATGGTGAGACAAGCCGGAAGCCTGCACAAGATTGTAGACAAGTCGCCACGGCCCGCTATCCCGTTGGCGTCTATCGAGCGCCGTTGCCCCAATTGCTCAAGCGTCCTGACCATATCCAGGGGCGGGCGTGATATGTGCACCGTTTGCTGCTATCTAGCGGGTCATGCGTAGACGCCTCGACTGGCTTGACTGGATAGCTGTCGCGATATTCCTCGGTGGCCTCATGGTTGGCTTTATGGACATGCAAGCGAGGCATCCATGAACTGGTCGAAATGGAAACTATCCAAAGCCGAGGATGGTAGTTGGCGCGCCACTAGGTCTTGTGGATATGGCACCCACTCTGTCTACTGCAAGACGTGGCAAGGAATCGTCAGGGCGTTCGCGAAATGAGGCGGTTCTTCCTCTGGCTGTACAAAACCTTTCCGTGGCTGCTGGCGAAGTACAGGCTGCATGTTTCGACCAAGCGCAAGTGCCCAGCATGCGGAGTGATTCGCGAGCACAAGATTCAGTGGGATCCGATTGAATTGCAGGTGATGCACACCTGTGCTCTGTGTGAAGCCAAGTACGGGCAGACACCGATTGAAGACGTAGGTAAGTGGCTGAAGAAGCCCCAACCAGCTAGGGAGGACTGATGCCACTTTGCGATCACTGCGGCGAAGACAAAGAGGATGTCGGGGTTCGCATCGACCCGTTTATCCGCGAAATCTACCCCGAGGACATCACTGAGGATAACCCGCAGACCAGCGCATGGTGCGAGCAGTGCTACGACACTCGACGGGATGACATCTAATGCCGCCACTTTGGAAAAAGCTTGCCGGGGAGCTTCGCCCCATATTCAATCCGGCCGGCGACACCATTGAGGGCATCACGCCGGGGTCGTGGGACTCTCCTCTCCAGCCGATCCAGCCGTTCACCCCGCCCAACATGGGGTTTCGGTCATGGGACTTCACGCCCGGCCTCAACCTCACGTACCAGCCCCGCGGCGATCAGCGGGTAACGTTTCAGCAGCTCAGACACGTCGCGCAGTCGTTTGACCTCTGTGCAATGGTCATCGACAAGAAGAAGCGCGAGATTGGTTCAAAGAAGTGGCAGATCCGGCTCAAGCCAGTGCCAGGGGAGAAGAAGGGTGACTACAAAGGCAGAGAAACCAAGTCGGCAGGCGAAATCCAAGCCATCACCAGCCTCTTCGAGTTCCCTGACGGGCACCACAGCTTTCAGCAATGGATCAACATGTGGCTCGACGACGTCCTTATATGCGACGCGGGATCGATCCTACCTGTCAAGAATCTACTCGGCGACGTATTTCAATTACGTGTCATTTCCGGTTCCACTATCACGCCGCTCATTGACGAGCAAGGCTTCGTCCCCACGCCGCCGAACCCGGCGTATCAGCAAATCATCTTAGGCCTGCCCACCAACAACATCGCAGGCACGCAGGTAACGGCAGACAAAAAAGCCAAGGGCTTGACGCAAGACCAGTTGGTTTATCGGCCAAGAAACCCAAGACCGTTTACCCGCTGGGGATGCTCTCCAGTTGAAAGAATCATCGTCACGCTGGACATTGCTTCGAGACGTCAGCAGTTCCTCAAGGACTACTACACCGAAGGCAACGTCCCCGAAGGCTTCCTGTTCGCGCCCGATGGGTGGACGCCTGACCAGATCAAGCAGTTCCAGACGTGGCTCGACAACCTACTCGCCGGTAACCTGGCGAAGCGTCGCAGACTCATCATGGCCCCGGCAGGCAAGACGTCAGGCCATTCGGTTGAATGGGCTAAGCAGCAGGCGCTGACGGACACCACCGAAGACTACCTCGTCAAGCTGGTTTGCTACTGCTTTGACGAGTCGCCGCAGAATTTAATCAAGCAGATGAACCGCGCGAGTGCGGAGAAGTCTGCCGAGGTATCGAAAGAATCTGGCGAGGTGTCCCTGGCGGCTTTCACGAAGGACACGCTGAACTACATCATTCAGTACCTGCTCAAGAAGCCGGATCTGGAGTTTGAGTGGGAGTCTGAAGAGGACGTAGACCCTGCAGTCCAAGAAGTCATCATCGCAAGCAAGGTCAACACCGGGCGGATGACGAGGAACGAAGCCCGAGAGCTTGACGGCATGGACCCAAGCGATGAGCCGATGGCGAACGAGCTGACGGTGACCGCGGGAGCAACGATTATCCTGCTCGACCAGATTGGTCAGCAGATGGAACAAGATCAGCAGCAGGCAGAGGAGAAGGAGTCAACCTCACCGGCGAATAAGGCGCACATCAACCACGCCAGTTTCAAGGGCCACGAATTCACCTCTGGTTCGATGGTGGCAAAGACGCGGATGCAGAGCACGTTGTCGAAGTTCTTCAAGGCCCAGGCACAGCGAGTAGCGAAGTCGATCGCAGCAGGCTACGGCAAAGTCAAGAAGGACGACAAGACGAACAAGCTGATTGAGGACGCCGACTTTGGCTGGTATCAGCTCATCCATGAGATTGAAGGCGATCTGGTCTATGCCGCAGAGCAGGGCGTTCTGGTAGGCGCGCAGCAGGCTTTAACGTCGTACGGCGCTGACTCGGCCGTCGTGCAGCGTGTTGCGGGAAGCTATGCGCGGAAGTTCGCAGAGGACAGGGCAGCAGAACTCGTCGGCATGAAGCGCGCCGGAAATGACTGGGTGGACAACCCAGAAGCGAAGTGGGCCATCTCCGAGACGACGCGCGACGACATCAAGAAGACCGTAGCGCAAGCGTTTGAAGAGGGTTGGACCAAGAGTCAGCTTGCCGCAGTCATCGAAGGCTCGCAGGTCTTCTCGAACGACCGAGCCGAGATGATTGCCAAGACAGAGATTGCACGGTCGCAGAGCTTTGGGAATCTGCAGTCATGGGTGCAGTCAGGCGTGATTACGAAGACGAAGTGGCAGGTCAGCGCAGACCACAAGTGCTGCGACAACTGCGATCTGTATGCGCTGAAGGGCAGCGTTGCTGTGGGTCATGAGTATGCGCCGGGAGTCTTCGCGCCACCCGACGCGCACCCCAACTGCGAGTGCGCGCTAGTTGTGACCGAGGTGAAAAAGTGAGCGAAGTGGCGAGTTTATATGGTCCAGACTCAGGCTTTCCAGTGGACGCCGTTGCTAAGTCGGAGCCCGGCGAAGAGGCAATAAGCGGTTCGGGTTACCGGTTCGGCGTCAGCTCTAAGCGTGTCGCGGAGAGATTACGAAAAATAGCGGACGCAATCGAATCCACTGGCGTTGCCATACAGGGATTCACGGAGACAAAGAAGCGAGACGTCAACGATTTTGCACTGACGGAGACGACCATCATCTTTGCGGAGCCAGAGAAATGATTCGATTGAGCGACACGGTAACCGATCCAGCCTTAGGCATCACCGGAATTGCGACCGAGAGAAACGTCTACACGAAGCTTGTCGATCAGATCCGCGTGGTCGCTGGCGGGAAGTCTTTCGACATCGACACCAAGCGGCTGATTGTGACGGAGGCCAAGTGAGCTACGGCGATTTCAACGGGTTCAATCTCTCGGAAATGCCAAGCGAAGAGGAATCCGCGGCGGCTTTAGAGCGGGCAGTTCTTGAAGCGCGGTTGCCAGATCACCTTAAGGCCAAGCTGAAGAGACTACGCAGGGCGCGCGAATCTGCCAGCATAGCCGCACGCCTTCATGAGAACAAACCTGGCCATCGCTTCCAGTCAACCAAGCCCCGCAGACCGGTGGGCATGAGCGGGCGGCAGTGGGTGAAGGCGCGCAAAGCATTAAGGGCAGTCGAAAGGGCCAAGCATGGAACAGTTTCGTAAGTTCATTCCGCTCTCGAAGATCGAGGAGCAGACGGATGGCAGCCTCTTTGTCTATGGTAAGGTGACGGCGCAGAAGCCTGACCACGATAAAGAGGTCTGCGACTATGCGGGGTCAAAGCCGTACTTTCAGGCCCAGGCCGCGCAGATGCTAAAACTCACCTCGATTGAGGGGATGACCCCATCCTTAATGCCGCATCGCGAGATGCACCAACTCAAGGCCATTGGCGCGGGTCGTGCAATGGATTTCTTCGATGAAGACGAAATCATTCGCATGGGTTTCCATGTGGTCGATCCCGATGCGGTGAAGAAATACCGAGCGGGGGTTTTTGTCGGGTTCTCTCAGGGCGGGGAGTACGTCAAGAAGTGGCCCGACCCAGACTTTAAGGGATGTACTCGGTACATCGCTAACCCAATGGAAGTTTCCGCGGTGGACTCCCCCTGTCTCCCAGAAGCTGTTATTGAGTCGATGAAGAACCGGACGTTTGAGATGCAGAAGTCGAATGGCTCGGTGTCGGTGGAGAAGTTCGACATCCCGAATGATACGGAGGTGCGGATTGAGCGGCTTACACGCATGGTTGAAACGCTCGCCAAGCGAGACTTTGACGCGGCTGAGCGCAGAAGCGCAGCTGCTTCGGGCGCGGCGCTACCTGATGGATCTTTCCCCATCCACAACGACTCTGACCTACGCAACGCCATCCACGACGTTGGCAGAGCGAAAGACCCCGCCGAAGCAAAACGACACATCGAGTCCAGAGCAAAAACACTGGGCCTGACAAACCTACTTCCGGATGATTGGAAGAGCGAAAAAGCCGCAACTGGCGGCACGGAGAATGCAATGAAAATCACTGATGTTGCCGGTTACAAGAAGGCGGCAAAGACCCTGCACGATCATCTCGAAGGCCTCAAGGACAAGCACGAGGCGCTTTGCGATCATGTCGAAAAAGTTCACAAGGCAATCGAGGACAAGCATGACGCGTTCGGCGAGCACATCGAGAAGTGCATGAAGGCCTGCAAGGCTGCGATGGAAGAGAACGAACCGGAAGAGCACGAGAAGGCTTCGGTGGCGGACTTCAAGAAGTCGCTTGACACCCCAGTTGTCGCTACGCCTGCCGCGCCCGCTGGCGACATCCAGAAGAAGCTAGACGACCTGACAGCGAAGTTTGCGGAGTTGATGACCAAGCTTGCCGCCACGCCCGCGACCCCAGCCGCCGCATCTGGCATCGACGTCACCGATCTGCTCGGCAAGGGCAACCAGTTTGGCATCACGGAAACCATCTCCGAGTTCGCCACATTCATGCCCCCAGGCATGGAAGGTGGGGATTTTGCCAAAGCCCTCAAAGAAGCCGATATCGTTGCCGTCTAAGACGCCTCTGAACGTCTACCCCCTTTAACTCCGCCGAAATTCATAACCAGGAGATACAAAAATGCATTTTGGTGGATTCTCTCAAAACGACTACCTTAAGGCGGTCCAGATCGGCAATGCGCTGCGCGAAAAGACGAAAGGAATGCAGCCGGATCAGCGGAAGGCATTCACCGCGCAGTTCATGAAGGACGCCACAACCCAGGGCTTTCTCACCACGACCGGGCTGAACTTCTACGACCTTCGGCCGCCCGTCTTCAACATCTTCCCCGTCTACACCCCGATTCGCAACACGACCCCCCGCACCCCGAAGTTCAATGCGGGATCCGGTACGGCGGCACACTGGAAGGCGATCCTGTCTCCCAACGCAACCAATACCTTCATCGGACTGTCTGAAGGCAATCGCAACGCCTTCCGTTCAGTGACGGAGAAAGACTTCACCGCAACCTACGCTTCGCTTGGTCTCGATTCCTACGCGACCTTTGAATCGCAGTCGGCGTCTGAGGGCTTTACCGATGTTCTGGGCGACGATGCTGAGACCCTGCTTTTGGCCTACTTCCTCGCCGAGGAAGGCACGCTGTTGGGTGGCAACACCTCTCTCCAGCTTGGCACCGCCAACACCCCGGTAGCGACGCTTCAGACCGGCACGGTCAGCACGATCCCGACCGCTACCAATGTCTCGGCTCGCGTCGTGGCTTTGACCTGGCGCGCTGCAACCAGCCCGAGCAACACCGTGACCAACGGCCTGACCACTCAGTATGTGCGGACTAACGCTGACGGCACCACGGACACCATCAACGGTGGAACTTCGATCGTCTCGGCGTCTTCGAATGTTGTGGTGACCAGCGGCTCAAGCAACACCTGCACCGCGACCTTCAAGGCCACACCGACCCGCGGCGCCTTCGCCTATGCGTGGTTCGTTGACATCATTGATGCCAGCGCCCCAACGACAGCGAACGCTAAGCTAACGTTTATCACCAACAACCCGAACTTCGTCTACACTGGCCAGGCGCAGGGCACGCAAACTGCCGCCTACGCTCCCGCCAGCCTGCAGGGATTCTCGGTTGACCTCTCGACCAACAGCCTCGACATGGACGGTATGCTGTACTTCGCTGCGAATGCGACGTACTCCAATGGCTTCCCGATCACGGCACCGTGGGTGGATGCTGGTGCCGGCGGGTTGACGCAGGGCACGATTCTGGGTTCGATCAGCCAGTTTGATACGATCCTCCAGACGTTCCAGCAGGTTCAGTCCGCTCCCACGGCGATCTACTACTCAGCAGACCAGACTGCAGCTATCTCGCAGGCCCTGTTGACGGGTAGCTCGGCTTCCCCGGTGGCGAACTTCCTTATCAATGTCAACGAGTCGAATGACTTCTCCATTAAGTCGGCACCGAAGCAATACTTCAACCGCTTCGCACCGAACGGCGGAGACGCGATTCCGTTGATCTTCCACCCGCAACTGCCGAGCGGCACGATCCTGTTCGACACCGCCAAGCTTCCGGCCCCCTACGGCGCGAGCCGCATGGGAACCACCCGCGAAGTGATGTGCCGGCGCGAACTGTACGGCCTGCTCTATCCGATCACCAGCCGCAAGTGGACCCGCGGCGTGTACTCGGAAATTGTGCTGGCCTCGCGCACACCGCATCTCTACGGCTTCATCACTGGCCTCGGAGCATACGGCGCAACCGCAATCGGCGCATAAACATGGTTTGGGGCGTCCCACGGCGGAGCGCCCCTTTCCTAGCCCGCCCTACGCAGAGGTAGGGCGGGCAACCCTAAGTGTTGAGGGTTCGAGCAAGATAGGACACTGGGCCCTCGACTATATCAACAACCCTTGACCCGTGGGGATGCTCGTCGCATCGGCGGTGAAGCTCGCCCGGCGACACATTATCGACCCAGGGCTTGTCAAATCTGTACTCAAAAAAGACATTCCGGGTGAAGTTGGTTGCAACGGCACCGCAGATCTCGCAGGTGCCAAGCTGTTTAACTTGTTCGGGGGTAAGAGCCTCAAGTCCAGTGATTCTCATGGGCACCTCAGTATTGATTATCAACCAAGTTTAATCGGGAGGGAAGAACTAAAATGGCGACGAACCCGATAGATTTGTGCACCGTCGCCGATGTCGATGGCTGGCTGAATCAGCCTGGTATTGACGCAACCCTCATCCAAACGGCCATCACAAGATACTCGGCCAACGTCCTCAAGCGAACGGGCAGGGCGTTCCTTGGTGGCATCCGAACGTACAACGAACGTTATAACGGGCAGGGTTGGTCAAGCCTTCAACTCAAGAACTACCCCATCCAAACCGTCTCCTCTTTGACTGTCAACGGCCTCACCGTCCCAGCGACGCCGGACTACATCCAAACCGGCTATGCCATTAACCCTGAAGGGGAGTACTCCTCTCTCGTGATTGTCGGCAACAACGGCAGGAAGGGGCAGGGCGAGTGGCCAGACTACGCTTTCCAGATTTCCGGCATGGCACCTTACGCCTTCTGGCCGGGGATTCTGAATGTCGCCGTGACATATCAGGCTGGCTATCTACTTCAGGCTTTGTCTGAGGCGGCAACCGTACCAGCAACACCCGGACCCTACACAGTAAACGCAGCAAACGCAAGCACGTGGTTTGCCGATCTTGGCGCAACGAATTCCGCTGGCTCCTCACTGGCGGGGCAGTACTCGGTAGCGGCTGGAGTTTACACCTTTTCTCCGTCGCTGCAGGGTACTGCCGTTTTATTGAACTACAGTTATGGTGGTGTCCCCCTGGACTTGCAACAGGCCGCGACACAGCTAGTCGCCCAGCAATACCGCAGACGCCAGTGGATCGACCAGACGCAGGTAAACCAGCCACAGGTAGGCACGACAAGTTATTCGCGGCTTGAGATGGAGCTTGGCATCTCGGGCACGATCGACCGCTACACAGCAAGGTTCCTGACCTAATGGCAGCGGTTGCGTGGTCGCTGAACGACGAAGCACTGATTGCTGAACTGAGGGAGAAGAAAGACCTCCTGCAAGCAGCAATCTTTGAGAGAGTCAACTCGCTTGGCGCGCAGCTACTCCAAAGGGTGCAGGGCAAGCTCTCGGGCGAAGTTCTCAACCAACGAACGGGCGTTCTACTTCGCTCGGTCGAATGGCAGGCCGCAGAATATGTCGGCGCTGTCTGTCAGACCTCGGTGGGAATTGATGAAGGACAGCCTAGTTTTGTCTATGCCTACGTGCATGAGTACGGCGGCCAGGGTTATTACACTATCGCCCCAGACCAGGCGAAAGCACTGGCGTTTGAAGGGCCGGAAGGAATGATCTTTGCCGGGAGAGTCAATCATCCCCCGGCGAAAGAGACAAGCTATTTGCGGTCGTCCTTGGATGAGATGACCGATGAGATTTACGCGCAACTGCAGGAGACGGTAAGCGGGGTGCTGGCATGACAGAGACCATCTTCGCCAACCTTTTCAGCCTTCTCTCGCAGACGCAGATGCTGACGAACGGCATACCGAACAACACCCCGGCTTTTCTAACAACGGGCAGAACCTGCCCGCCAGTCGCAAACGTCGGCCAAGCCACACAGCCGGCGATGTACATCATTGAAGGCGAGCAGGACGTAATGGAGAACTCGCTCGCCAATGCAAAGTACGAGCTGCACTGCGCGGCCATCATCTTCTTCAGGAACACTGGTGGGCCAAACGGCATCGCCTCGACACAACTGAACAACCTGCGAGACGCGTTCATCTTCCAGCTACAGCAAAGAACCCTGGCAAGCAACGGCACGACGGTCGTCCCTTTGCTGGGCGGCAATAAGCAAACCCTCGGGGGCGTCGTCTTCCACGCACGCGTCAAGGGCCGGATCTTAGTCAACGAAGGCCTACAGAACCAGCAGGGTGCCATCGTGTTTCCCATCTCGATTCTTAGTGGTATGTAACCGGGGCTCTGAACCCTATCCAATTTTTCCGCCGAATACAAACGCAAGGGAGTTTCCATGTCTATTCTTCCTGGTCTCGGCTTCGGCGCCGGTTACCTTTACGCTGCACCGTCTTCCACCTCCGGCAATCCCGCCACCAATCCCACACCGATGCAGATTGGCGCGATTCAAAACGTCAAGCTGACGTTCGGTGCGGACATCAAGACGCTCTTTGGGCAGCAGCAGTGGCCAATCGACTCCGCTGTCGGTAAGCGGTCGATCAAGGGTTCGTTCGAGTCCGCACAGCTATCCAATCAGTTCATTTCCCAGCTCTTCACCGCAGACCCCGTGACCACGGGCCTGAACTACACCGTCCTTGACGAGCAGGACACCGTACCGGCCACACCGTATCAGGTGACCGTTGCCCAGGCCGCGCACTTCGTTCAGGACTATGGCGTAACCTACACGGCCACCGGCGTTGCCTTGGTTGAGCACGCCACCCCGACAACGGGTCAGTACAGCGTCAACTCCGCCACTGGCGTCTACACCTTCGCTGCGGCTGATACGACTTTGGGAGTAACCATCTCCTACAGCTACTCCAGCACCACGGGTGGAACGACCCTGACCGCCGCAAACCACCAGATGGGCTTTGGTCCGCTGGTTGCCCTCAACGTCGTCTTCCCGTACGAGAGCATCACTGGCGGCAACGCCGGGATGGGCTTCTACCTGCCCAATGTTCGTTTGGGCAAAATCGACATCACCACGAAGCTTGAGGACTACCAGATGCTGTCGGTGGACTTCGAGGCCTTCGCCGGCGCCAATGGGCAGCCGTTCATCGCTTACAACCAGTTCTAAAACCTGAAGGGGGTAATTCCGCCGATGCAGAAAACAATCGCAGTCAACGGTGCCGAGTACACGCTCGGCACCATCAAGATGGGCGTAGGCCGCAGACTCAAAGCCAAGTACCCAGATCCGGAAGACTACAACGTCGCATTCGTCGGGGAATCTCTCAAGGCCGGGGGAAACCCCGACGCTTCGTATGAGTGGGTCGATGAAAATCTGGACTACGGCAACAGTTTCATTGAATTCGTCAGTGCAGCATTCGAAGTCAACGGGTTCAAGCTGGAGAAGCCGAAAACGGGGGAAGATCAGCCGCCCGTAGCGGCGGCGGAATAGACTTCACCTACATCTACGGCAGCCTAGCCCGCTGGTGCGGGTACACGTTCACCGAAATTGACGACATGCTGTTTACGGACTTCTGGTTGTTGGAGGAATTCTGCGCTCAGCATCCACCATCGGATTTGCTCGTGGCGAGCTACCTGGGCTATAAGACGCCCGGCAAGCAGGTCGCGCATCGCGCGCGCAAGGACAACGCAGAGGCGATCAAAGCAATACCGATGCGGGTCCAGCAGATGCCGGCGTTCCTGAAGACGCCAGAGATGATGCAATTGATTGAGCAGATGAAGAACGAACCAGTGAACTAGCGGCCGCAGTCCTGATGAAATTGCGGTGTGTCCAGTCCCGAGACATTGAACTCATCCGTAACCACTTCGCCGGTAAAAGTGCTGGCGCGCAACACAAGCCGATTAGCAGATAGCAAGTCTTTAACCTTGGCGCTCTTTGAAAAAGCGTGCTGGCCATTATCTGTCCACCACTGAAGACGAACGCGGTCGTTGTCAAGCTTGTACTGGATCATGCTTTTGGAGTAGTCGCCAACCAGCGGATCATTCGCCAACACCGCACCAACCCAATAGTCAATCAGCTTAACGTGCCCATTCTCACAGAAGAGGGACAGGCGCGGCCCGCGGTCATAGTCCGTTCCTTGAGACGTGATCGGAACCACTGAATAGCCAATCGAAGTCTTCCCGGTCATTTTGTCAACGTTGACGATGCGTGTCCACGAGCCTTGTGCGAATGCGCTCACTGTCAAAACCAAAGGCAATAACTTCCGCATAGCAAACCTCCCAGGGGAGACGCCCAATATACCATGCCCACTGACCTAAATGTAAGGATTACAGCCGATACGTCTGCGCTGAACTCCGGGCTAAGTGCGGGCACCGCGTCAGTTGAAAAATTCTCCACAAACCTAAAATCTGCGATGGCGGCGAACGTGATGGCCGTCAATCAGCTCGCCGATGCTGAGCGCCAGCTAGGTTCGGCAGCCGAACAGGGAAACACTCAGGCCGCAGTAGTCCTTGAGGAATATCGCGCACAGGTTGCGGCCACAGAAGCGGCGGTGGCGCGATTCTCGGAGACGGAAGCACAAGAGGAGAGGGTAGTTCGTAGCTCCATCTCGACGCGCATGGCGGCCAACGCCGAGCTGCGGGTGATGGAAGGCAACATGATGGGATCGACCCGCGCTGCGGGCGCGCTCCTATCTACCATTCCCGGTTTGGGCGCAGCGATGCAGATGGCCTTTCCGGTCTTCGGCGCGATTGCATTGGTAGAAATTCTCGGCACGATGGCCGAAAAGATCCACAAGATCACGGATGAGTATTACAACCTCACCTCTATGGTTGAGGCCTACCATAAGAAGCTTCTTGAAGTCGATGCCCAGCAAACCTCATCCACCGAAAAGGCTCTACGAAATCTCCGCGAACAGCAGGTAATCTATGCCGAACTGAGTGGTGGCAAGACTGGTCGCGCAGACCGCGGCGCAGAGGCTGGCGCGGCATTCGACATCATCCAAGACCAGGAGAAGATTAAGAGCGCAGCCGCCCAAATGGACGCGCTCTCGAAGAGCATAGAGAAGCTTCGCACCGAGGCATCCGGCATGGGGGAGCGGAACGGCATGATGGTGCCGATCAGCGACTTCGAAGCTCGCCAGGCCAAGGTTCTGCTGGATAAAGAACTCCAGGACTATCGCAGCTTCTCTATCCAGCTGAAGGATGCGCAAGACGATCTAACCACGCACCAGCAACAGGAGACGCTTCGTAAGCTTGAGGTCAGCGAGAAAGATTCCGGCCTAGAGGATAAGGCCAACGCCAAACGCCTAAAGGCGATGGAGGAAGAATACAACCAGACCGTCCTCAACGGCGGAAAGACCCTCAATTTTGAGTACAACTTCTGGAATGCGCGGCTGGCTTTATTCGAAGCTGGGTCTACACAGTACGACACCATTCTCCAGAAGTTGGCCACAAGCGCCGAGCAGAGCGCAAAGCGGGCGCACTCCGCCATTGAGCTGTTCAAGACGGGCAACCCGATTGGCGCGCTGGACTCTCTCACGGGCGACAAGCACACCAAGGTAGACGAGGGAGATTCCGATGCCATAAGGGGGCAGGCCGCTGCGTACAAGATGGTCGCAGAGGCCGCACAGAAGGCAGCGGAAGAGGTCGCCAAACTCAACATAGAGACTCAGCACCAGAAGGCCGCTGGCGCAATCCAACTGCAAATCACAAAGATTCAGACCGGCCAATCCTTGGGCATAACCGATCCACAAAAGGATCTGGACGCGCTGCAGACACTCCATCAGCAGGCGATAGCCGAAGATGAGAGGTATCTCAACCAGGTGCTGGCGCTAGATCGCCAGATCGCGCAGCAGGAACAGCAGCTCTACGCGACTGACGGTAATAAGGTGCGCGAAATCCAGGCACGCCTCAACGAGGAAATACTTGCGCTTGAGAGGAAGCTGCAAGCTGACAAACAGAAGCTTCAGCAGGTAGAGGTTCAAGACACCAAAAGAATCCTCCAGCAGCAGATGCAGAACTACAAGAAGGTTTACGACGCCATCACCCAAGACTTCAACTCTGCTATCTCGAAGATGATTACGACGACCGAAGGCCCAGCAAAAGCCTTCGCGCAGATGTTGAATCAAATGCTTGGCCAGCTCGCAACGTTCGTCCTCCAATATTTGGAGAAGAAGGCGGAGATGTGGCTGATGGACGAAATATTCGGCAAGACTGCCGCCTCAACATCGGCAATCACGCAAATTACCAGTGATGCCGCTGTTGCTGGCGCGGGTGCTTACGCCGCCACCGCAGCCATTCCTTTCGTCGGCCCCGCACTGGCACCCGCGGCAGCCGCAACAGCCTACGCCGGCGCGATCAGTTTCCTTGGCCTAGCAGCCTTCGAAGCTGGCGGCGTCGTCAACGGCGCGCACGGAATGCCCGTACCAATCGTCGCGCACGCCGGGGAACGGGTTCTATCGACTGCACAAACGCAGACCTTCGAGCGCATGGTGAACAGTCCAAGCGGAGGCGGCAGCAATATTCACCTCAACTATAGCCCCAACGTCAATGCATTTGACCGACACGGCTTCCGCTCCACGTTGCAGGCGCATAAAGACGACATTGTCAGCATCGTTCGTCAGGCAGTCAACACTGGGGCTTTGGCAAGAGGATGAGTCTCCCCGTCTACCCAACCCTTCCGGGCCTGACCTACACCGTCATCAAAGCGCCCGAGTTCAACACGCTCGACATGCGCGCGCCAAACGCCTACGAGGTCAGGATTCAGCAGACCATCAACCCAACGTGGAACTTTACGTTCATCTATGACTTTCTGCACGACTTCTTCTGGGGTGGCTACCAGCTAGTCTCCGAACTTCGCACGCTGATGGACTTCTTTCTTCAGGTTGGCGGTAAAGCTGGAAGTTTTCTCTTCACCGACCCAGACGACAACTACGTCGGCCCGGCACTCTCCACGGCGACGTGGCAGCCAAGCTTCACCTATCCCCTCAACTACGGCATTCTCGACAGCGCCAACCACTGGCAGCAGATCACTGGGGCGGGCACGACAGCCAGCAGCATTCCCTCATTCAATCATTCGGGCGGACCAACCTCGGACGGCACGGCAACCTGGACCGACCGGGGAGTCTACAGCGGCGGCTTCCCGAACGTGCCATTGGCGCAGCTTTCGCTCGTCAGCGACGGTGCGGGCAACTACTACTCCCCCATCCAAAGGACGCTTGGTGGATTCTTCTATGAAGACGTTACCGACCTCAACGGCGGTATCACGGTTTATCTCAACGGCGTACTGAAAACGGTTGGGCCTGACTACACTGTAGGCGGCCCCGGCCTCGCCCTGCCAACGCACTCCTACATGGGCATGTACCTCGCCTGGCCTACCGGAATCGCAGCATGGCAGGCCGCGCATACCTACGCCACCAACGCCACGATCCTCGACCCTGCCGGGCATATCCAAAAGGTCACGGGCGGAGGCGGGGGAGCTTCAGGCAGCAGCATTCCAGTCTTCAACGACTCTGGCGGCACGACGACGGACGGCGCTTTGACCTGGACGGATCAGGGCTACAACCTCGGCCCTACCGGACCCGTCACCGCACAGTTCAATTTCTACTTCCGGGTTCGCTTTGAATCCGACTCGCAAGACTTTGAGAAATTCCTTGGAGTTGGTTCCGCTGCGGCCAATATCGGTCAGGGCGGCGGCTACTGGACTATCGGTGGCTCAGAAGGTCAGAACGGCTCAGGAACACTCAAACTCACGACAGCGAGGCCAACACCCTTATGAAGATCCTAGCGCTACTCTCGGTATTTCTTGCCCTGCCACTAGCGGCGCAGACGACAATTACGGCTTCAGGTGTCCAGAACGGTTCTGGCTCCGCCTTGTCTTCGGGGCAGTGGTGTGTGGGCAGTACCTGCTTCACCGTGACCTCCGGTGCGATCGCAGCTAATTCGAAAGTGAATAACCCGACGCTCGGCAACACTGTTTACGTCGTCACTGGCCACACCACGCTACTTTCGGTTCCAAATGTTTCTATCAGCGGAACAACTTTCAATTGGGACAACTACGTTATTCCTGCTGGCGTGGCAACTTCTGGCATCGGCGCGCCCTACTTAGCATGCCAGCCAACGGCGACTTATACAAACACGGCGACACTAGCGGGCTATACCTGCGCCAACAATACTTCAGGCGTTGCCACGTGGGTGGCGAATAACAGCGGTGGCGGAGGTGGACTATCGGGTCAGACTATCAACTTCCTCCCCCTCGCCACTTCCTTGACGACCAGTACCACTAGTTCTGTTGTAAGCCAGACGGCTACGGGAGGAATCCTTATTGGTTCGGCCACGAATGTCGCGCCTAGCCAAGACCCAACCCTTGATGTCAGGCGCGTGGTGGGAGGCGTGATCTCCCACGGTGTCTCGGTGGACGACGTTCTTA